GTGCCCTCAGCTCGATCGTCTGATAGCCCGTGTCCGTGTCGACGTTTGGGTTGGGAAGGCTCGAGACTAGCCCCTCAACCGTGAGCCGTGTTGGTTGCTCGCGCGCGTGGTCGGTGACGTTGGCGCCTTGCTCGACTGGGTGGTCCGTGATCGAGAGCGTATCCTCCGCCGACTCCGTCTGCATCGCGTCCAGGCGGAGCACGCCGAGCGTACCCAGCCCCGGATCCGTCCAGTAGATGAGCGTGGGCATCGCTTATCCAGGCGTCGGCGACAATGCTGCGTCAGCCGCCTTCAGAGCCGCGGAGGTGACAGGTTTGCCCGCCGCTTTTCCGACGCGGTTGCCGAGCTCGGTGGGTGTGCCCCCGCCCTCAACGGTGACGTGCACGTGGGTAACGGGGGCGACGGTCGTGGTCGAGTTGTCCGTGTACGCTCCGGCAGCCGGTGCCGGTGCAGTCGCGCTCTTTGGTCGGAACGCAGCGCCGTAGTCGACCGTCGGCGAAGTCGGCGCAGGCGCGAACGCGTTCGCTGCGTAGTCGGCCGGTAGCGGAGCTATCGGTCCGACGCCGCGCTTCGCCAGAATGGCGCGGTTGCGGGCGTCCTCGGCCTTCAGCGCCGGGTCGTCCAGTGGATCTCCGAAGACGGTCGTGAAGGCTTTGCGGACGAAGCTTTCGCCCTCGCTCAGTGGCTTGCGATTTTCAGGCAGCCCGGCCTGCACCTGCTGATCGACCTCCGCCTGGCTCGGCCCTAGCCCGAGCGCGCTCAGGTTCTCCTGCAGGGCTTTCGCGAGCTCGCGCGCCCTTTCCGCATTGTCCGTGAGGGCAAGGCCGATCATCCGCAGCACGGCGAGGACGGCGTCGAGAGCCCCCTTCGCGGCGCCTTTGAACAGAGGACTTTCGGTGATGCTCCCGATCGCCGGCGCGAGGTCGTTCACGACGACGTTTTTCACGTCGGTGAACCATTGCAGCAGCTCTTTGCGCGCGGCCTCTGCGGTGCCAGCACCAAATATCTTGTTGAGGGTGTCGCCGAGCGCGCTCTCGTCCCCCATGAGGAAGCCGATGGCGTCGTCCAGAAGCAGGAACGGGAGCACGGCGCGCATCGCGACTGCGCCGAGAGTTCGCGTTCCGCTGATCAACAGCGGCAGACCCTTGGTCGCGAGCGCGGCGACCGTGCCTTGCGCGATCGTCGTGGTCTTGATCCAGGTGACGAAGGTCTTCGCACCCCGGATCAACCACTCCGTCAGTTTCACGAGCCCCGGCAAGATTGGCCCGATCACCTGGATCGCCAGCCCGCGGAAGCCGACCTTCAGGCGGTCGACGTTGTCGTTGACCTCTTGAGCGTTCTCCAAAAAGGCTTCGTCGAAGACGACGCCGAGCTCGCCGACCTCCTCGCGAAGTGCCTTCAGGCCCTCGGTGCCCTCGCTGAAGAGCGGCAGCAGCTTGGCGCCGCTCTTGCCGAACAGGTCCATGACCAGCGCGGTGCGCTTGGCTGGGTCTTGCACTCCCTCGAGGCCGGCGACAACGCCGTCGAGAATGTCAATTGGCGCGCCGAGCTCGCCGCTCGCGTCTTTGACCTGAACGCCGAGCTCCTTGAAGGCCTTCGCCGCAGGGCCGCCGGCGGCGTCCGAGGCTTCGTTCACATTTCGCGTGAACTTAGTGAAAGCCGCGGTGAATTCTTCCGCGCTCGAGCCAGACAGTGCGGCTGCGTGCTGCCATCCCTGCAGCTGCTCCGTCGAGATGCCTAGTCGCTGGGCTTGCTTCGCAAGGTTGTCTGCGACCTCCAGCGTCTCCTTGCCGAATTCGAAAACCTTCTCGACGGCGAAGGCTGCGAGCACGCCCTTGCCGATGTCCTTCAGGCCCTCGACCAGGTTGCTGGTGGCGCCGTCGGCGGCGTCCAGGCT